GAAGCACAGAATCTTACCAAAGCAGAAATGCTTGCTATTCTCACAAGACTTGGTAAAACAGGTAAGATTGTAATCAACGGTGACAATGAACAGCAAGACACAAGAGAATCGGTTACTGGATTATCTTATGCTATTGAATTATCAAAGAAGATTGATGGAATTAAGTGGATAAAACTTAAAGAAAATCACAGATCTGATTTAGTAGGTCAAATACTCGATTACGAGTATTCTAAGTAAGCAGTCTGGTGCGCACAGGATCGAAGACAGGAATTACAGATCATAATGTCAAACATAATGATGTTGGCGTGGATGTCCTCTAAATCGTAGGTTAGCACAGTTAGTAGTTCTGGGGGTATTCAAAAAACTACACACATCGTAGGGTGGACTGGAGATGGTTCCAGCTTGGTTTCATAAGCCAAATGACGAGGGTTCGAATCCCTCCCCTGCAACTAAAGATAAGAGTATGATATTACAATTAGATCCAATGATACCTATAAAAAGAGTATCTGACAACATGGAAGGATATGCGTTTCTTGTAATTGATTATTCACAAGAACATGACTTGTTATTTACATGTGCAATGGATGATGGTGAAATTTGGACATTAAATAATAAAGAGATAAGATTTTGTAAAAACATATCATTGGATAGAAAACAATAACCTGGGGGTGACTGGTTTTGACAGGTCATTAGTAGGTAATACAATCAGCCAGAGAGATAACTGTAAACTAAGGTGAATTAATTAAATGGCAATACTAACTTGCGTGTAGTGTCTCAAGGAGATAACGCACAAATCGAAGCTAACATGAACAAAGTATTCTCTTTATTAGGAGAAGAAGTTGCTGTAGCAGCCTAAATTAAAAAGATTTCTCTGTTAGATTAAACAGAGTGGTGGAGTCGTCAACTGAGTTGATTACCTAAAAGCTGTATAAATTGTATTATTGATCATGGTTTGGACAGGGGTTCGACTCCCCTCACCTCCACAAGAATGTATAATATATTGTACAAAATCATACAATATGTATGAAATAACCAACATTTGAAACAAATAATGGAAGTAAAAAAAGTAACAAAGAAACTAAGAGTAACTACTCCGGATGTAATAAAGTATCAACTAATAACAGAAATAGTGTTCTTTAAAAAAGAACATCTTATTCCTTCTGATTTAGATATACTTATATTGCTTGTGATGTGGGGACCAATGGAGTTAGTAGGTTTTTGCATGAATGCTGCAAAACAATTGTATCCTGAAACAGCTCCAGAAGACTTATCTGTACGGTCACAAAACGTACGTAACAGAATTGTAAAGTTAGAAAAAAGAAATATTGTGGTAAAATCTAAAACCGGTAGAAAGGTTATTAGTTTAAATCCTGATATTGATGTGCATTCAAAAGGTAACATATTGTTAGACTATAATTATTTAGCAGTTGAATCCAATAAAGCGTAAAACAATAGTAGAGAAGACAGCAACAGATTTAGATTTACCTGTTCAAATAGTTGATGAAATTGTATCTTTCTATTATAAAACGGTGCAAAAGAAACTATCTGCTGTTAAACATCACTCTATTGTTGTTCCCAATCTGGGAACATTTGTGATTAAACGAAAAGCGTTAGAAGAAAAAATTAAAAAAAGTATATTATTTGTACAAAAAATTGAAACAGATATTGATATTTCAGTACAAACATATGAGTTGATAATTCAAAAACGAAAAGATATTGCAGACTACCTGCAGTTATTAGAGTTAATGAAATCAGAACAGAACAGAAAACAAGAAGTCAAACTTAAAAAACAAGAATTTAAAGATGGCAAATCCAATTAGAATCTGGAAAAATCGTGGGTTGATTATGGAAGGTATCAAGAACAATATGTTCAAGACAGCACACGTAGAAAATATTGCATTTTTTAGAAATGAAATATGTAATAGTTGCGAGTTTATTGATAAAGTTGGTAACTCATGTGCAGTACCTACAACACAACCTTGCTGTTCTGAATGTGGATGTTCTTTAAAGTTGAAAACAAGATCACTTGCATCTGAATGTCCAAAAGGATTTTGGAAAGCAGAACTTACTGAAGCAGAAGAACAAGCACTTTTAAAACAAATCAAAGAATAATTATGGCAATATTATTTGAAGCAGCAACACATTCTTACGTTTCGATAGATCCAGAAGATAAGACCAAATGGATATCAGTAACTACATTACTTAGTAGTTTAAAGCAACCATTTGATTCTGAAGCAATTGCACTTAAGTGTTCTAAAAATACACGTAAAGACAACAAGTGGAAAGGAATGACTCCTGAACAAATTCAGAAAGCGTGGAAACGTGAGTCAGATAGAGCATGTGCATTAGGTAATTGGTATCACGATCAGCGCGAACAAGATATTGTAGGTTGTGATACAATGGTTAGACATGATGTAGAGTTACCTGTTATTAAACCATTACTTGATGGATTGGGTAAAAAACTGGCGCCACTGCAAAAGTTGATTAATGGTATTTTTCCAGAACATATGGTTTATTTAAAATCAGCAAGTATATGTGGTCAATCAGATCTTGTGGAAGTTGCTGATAACACTGTGCATATAACTGATTATAAGACTAATAAAAAAATTGACAAGACTTCTTTTGTAAACTGGGAAGGTATTTCGAAAAAAATGCTTGGTCCAGTTTCTCACTTAGATGACTGTAATTTAAACCATTATAATCTACAACTCAGTATTTATATGTATATTATACTGAAGCATAATCCTAATTTAAAACCAGGTAAGTTGATTATACATCATATTACTTTTGAAGAAGAAGATGCAAAAGATGAATATGGTTATCCAATTTTAAAAACATCAGCAGAAGGTGATCCAATTATTCGTGATATAGAAGTGTACGAGCTTCCATATCTTAAGCAAGAAGTGATTGATATTTTAAACTGGTATAAGGATAATCCAAATGCTGTAACTAAAAAATAAAAAAATGGTAAGACTGTTTGATATTCAAAATGGAACAGTTGTTCCAAGTGAACATTGTTATGTACTGAGAGATTTAAAGATGATAATTGACGCCTATCCGGATGATTATCAAAATGTATTTGCGTATCTATTTTATATGACATGTCCAAATCCTGATATGAATCCTTATTTTGATACGCAAGAACATGAAAAAGAAGAACTTATACTTTCGCAGCTTAATGTCAATTTTAGTACTGAAGATGATCTTATCATTGAAGCTCTCAAACTTTGTAGCAAATTGTATGAAACCCCTACGTTTCGCGCGTACATGGGTATCAAAAGTATGTTGGATCGTCTCGGAAGGTATATGGAGACTACTCCTATCGAACATGGTAGGGATGGAAATATTAATTCTATGGTTAATGCTGCGGCAAAGTTTGAGCAGATTAGAATATCGTTTAAAGGTGCGTACAAAGACCTCATGGAAGAGCAAAAATCTCAAGTAAGAGGTGGACAACAAGTTGCTTACGATCAAATGTAATATCATGAAAGACAACGCTTTATATAACTGGATGTTTCATTACAACCATCATACTGGTTTTTGGAATGCTTTTCACAGAGAAGACCATGCTGCATATTGGAATGGTACTCTGCATGAACACAATATTTATCAACATACAGACATTACAGAACTCTTGAAAATTCTTAATACTTTTAAATGTATATAAATGTACCAACATATGATTATGTAACTGACGCATGGTCAACAACAGAATTTGCAACAAGAGAAGAATTTGTAAAATTTATGTGGTCTGTATTTAAAGAACCAGGTCAGTATGAATTTGATGAGTGTTCTCAGAAATTTAATGAGCAAGCAGTATTATTTAATAAAAATAACAAAGTATACTGCATTGCTCCAATGCGTTCTAAAGATTACATTGCATACTGGGATGACCAAAAGGCAAAGTGTAGAAATGGTGTAATCTATAAAAATGGTACCAAGACTTGGTATTTAGCCAGAGAATACTACATGTGGTTAAACTTTTTACCAATCTACGATAAAGAAGAAGCACGATTTGGTTTTGCTAAAGTCAGAGATGCTCAGTATCATATGGCACTTTACGAGGAGATTGGAAGACATTCATACAAGCATGCTGTTATATTAAAGAAACGTCAGATAGCATCCAGTTATTACCATGGTGCAAAAATGATTAACTACTTTTGGTTTGAAGAAGGATCAATCAGTAAAATGGCAGGTTCACTTAAAGACTATATTAGTGAAAAAGGTACATGGCGTTTTCTCGAAGAATATCGAAACTTTCTTAATACATATACTGCATGGTACAGACCATGTACTCCAGATAAAGTTCTCAACTGGGAACAAAAAATTGAAATCAATCAAGGTGGTAAAAAACGTGACATTGGATTAAAGTCTGTTATCTTTGGATTAGTACTTGATAAAGATCCTACTAATGGAGTTGGGGGACCATGTACGTTGTTTTATCATGAGGAAGCAGGTATTGCTCCAAAGATGAATACAACCATGGAATACTTGCTTCCAGCAATGAAATCAGGTATGGTATACACCGGTCAGTTTATTGCTGCTGGATCTGTGGGAGATCTTGCTCAATGTGAACCATTACGAGAGATGTTATTAAATCCTGACAGTAAAGATGTACTTGCTGTTGAAACTAATCTGTTAAACGACAAAGGTGAGATTGCACAATGTGGATTGTTTATTCCTGAGCAATGGTCAATGCTTCCGTGTATAGATGAATATGGTAACTCTCAGGTAGAGAGAGCTTTAGAAATGATTCTTGAAGAAAGAATAGATTGGAAAAAGAAATTAAAACCAGACGACTATCAACTTCGTATTTCTCAGAAACCTATTAACATTGAAGAAGCATTTGCACATAGAACTAAATCTGTATTTCCATTACATTTAGTTACACAACAAATAAGAAGAATCGAAGAAGGAGAATATTATAAAGAGTTTTTAGAATTATCACGCGATGAAACTGGTAAAGTAACTGCAAAAGAATCCAGAAAAATTCCAATATCAGAATTTCCACTATCTCCAAAAACACAAGATAAAGAAGGCGTACTTGTTGTATGGGAAAGACCTATAAAAGATCCAGGATTTGGAATATACTATGCATCTGTCGATCCAGTTGCAGAAGGTAAAACAAATACATCTGACTCTTTATGTTCTATTTACATATACAAAACTTCACAAGAAATAACCACACACAAAGCAGATGGTTCGATTGAATCTACAATTGAACGCGACAGAATTGTTGCAGCATGGTGCGGAAGATTTGATGACTTAAATAAAACGCACGAAAGACTCGAACTCATTATAGAATGGTATAATGCTTGGACAATCTGTGAAAACAACGTCAGCGCCTTTATTCAACACATGATCGCACGCAGGAAGCAAAAGTACTTAGTTCCAAAAACACAAATTATGTTCTTAAAAGAAATACAAGCAAACATGAATGTGTTTCAAGAGTATGGTTGGAAGAACGTGGGAACCATGTTTAAGGTAAATATAATTCCGTATGGTAAACAGTTTCTTGAAGAAGAACTGGATCATGAAACAAAAACAGACGGAACCATTGTAAAAACTACATACGGTGTTGAGAGAATACCTGATATTATGTTACTTAAAGAAATGGCTGCATATCGTGATGGATTGAACGTCGATAGAATTGTAGCATTTTGTGCATTAGTAGCATTTGCAAAAGTACAAGAATCAAACAGAGGTTATACAAAACGTGTTGAAAGAGAGGATGGTAATTTGGAAAAGTCAAATAAAAATGTTAAATTGAGAGTGAGTCCTTTTCGACATTATGGCACATCATACTCGAATAGTAACACAATGCAAAAACCTCGTAGTCCTTTTAAAAACATTAGATAATAATATATAACTTCGTCAAAAATATATAAATTATGCCAAAAATATATAATGCCCTACAACTAAAAGCAGGAGCAAAATCAGAATATAACAGAATGGGTACAATTACCCAACCTGTTCAGTTTTTGTTGACAAAAGACAAAGATGTAACATGGGGTGCGTGGAACATGGACTGGCATGAAATGCAAGGACTAAAACAAATTAGACGTAATGCAAGACGTTTAATGAAGAATTACAAACTGGCAAATGGTATTATTGATAAATCAGATTACATTGTTGAAGAAAACAATGAGATGGCAGAGCTAATTGATACTCTAACAAAAGAAGACGAATCTGCGTTTGAGTTAAAGTTCTTTCCTATTATACCTAATGTTATCAATGTACTTACGGGTGAGTTTGCAAAACGTAATGATAAAATTACATATCGTGCTGTAGATGATACGTCATTCAACGAATTAGTTGAAATGAAAAGAAGTATGATTGAAGAAACTCTTGTTAGTTTTGGTGAGCAAAAAATGCAACAGACAATCCAACAAATGGGAATGGACTTGCAAGATCCAGAACAAGCACAACAGGCACAACAAATGATGTCGCCTGAAAATATAAAAACATTGCCTGAAATAGAACAGTTCTTTAAAAAAGATTATCGTTCTATGATTGAACAATGGGCAACACATCAGCATGAAGTTGACGGTGAGCGTTTTAAGATGACAGAGCTTGAGAATCTTGCATTTAAAGACATGCTTATTGCAGATAGAGAGTTTTGGCATTTTAATATGCGTGAAGATGATTATGAAATTGAATTATGGAATCCGTTATTGACATTTTATCACAAGTCTCCAGAAGCAAGATATATTTCACAATCTAACTGGGCAGGTCGTATGGACCTTATGACTATTTCTGACATCATTGATAAGTATGGTTACATGATGAATGAAGAGCAACTTGCAGCACTTGAAGTTATTTATCCAGTAAAATCTGCAGGATATATGCTTCCGGGTGTTCAAAATGACGGATCATTCTACGATGCTACGCGCTCGCATGAGTGGAATGTAGAAGGACCTTCTCTTGGAATGCGTCAGTTTATTGCACATAGAGATGCAATCTTAAACACAGGTGATGATATTATTTACAGAATCTTAAACGAGTCTGAAGACTTGATGGATTTTAGTAATTATTCATTGTTACGTGTAACAACAGTATATTGGAAATCACAACGAATGGTTGGACATCTTACTAAAATTGATGAAGAAGGTATTCCAATGGAAATGATTATAGATGAAAACTATAAAGTTACAGATAAACCTTTATATGACAACACTGTTCTTAAAAACAAAACAAAAGACAACTTATTATACGGTGAACACATTGATTGGATATGGATCAATCAAACGTGGGGTGGTATTAAAATTGGACCAAATAGACCGTCATTCTATGGTAATAACGACAGCACTGGATTTGCTCCAATATATCTTAATGTACGCCCTGTAAGATTTCAATTTAAAGGTGACTTTACATTGTACGGTTGTAAACTACCAGTTGAAGGTGCTGTATTCTCAGATAGAAATACTAAATCACGTTCGCTTATTGATAAGATGAAACCGTATCAAGTAGGATACAATTTGGTTAACAATCAGATTGCAGACATCTTAGTAGATGAATTAGGTACAGTAATTATGCTTGATCAGAATGCATTACCACGTCACTCAATGGGTGAAGACTGGGGTAAAAATAATTTGGCTAATGCTTATGTTGCAATGAAGAACTTCCAAATGTTACCATTGGACACTTCTATTACTAACACAGAGAATGCATTAAACTTCCAACATTACCAAGTATTAAATCTTGAACAAACACAAAGGTTGTTATCTCGTATACAACTTTCTACATATTTTAAAAATCAAGCATTTGAAGCAATTGGTATTACACCTCAACGTCTTGGTGGACCAACTTCACAAGAAACTGCTACCGGTGTTACTCAAGCATTAAATCAATCTTTCTCACAAACAGAAATGTACTTTGTACAACACTCAGAAAACTTGATGCCACGCGTGCACCAGATGCGTACAGATCTTGCGCAATACTATCATAGTAATAAACCAAGTGTAAGATTGCAGTATATGACTTCTATGGATGAGAAAGTTAATTTTGAAATTAACGGTACTGAATTATTAGCAAGAGAATTAAACGTATTTACATCTACAAAAGTAAATCAACGTATGATTACAGAACAGATTAGACAACTTGCATTATCTAATAATACTGCAGGAGCATCTATTTATGATCTTGGTAATATTATCAAAGCAGATTCTATGGCAGATATTACACATACTCTTAAAGCAATTGAAGAGAAAGTTAATGCACAACGTCAACAAGAACAAGAAGGTCAACAACAAGCAATCCAAATGCAACAACAAGCAGAAACTGAAAGACAAGATAAGAGACTTGCTTTTGAAGCTGAGCAAAATCAATTAGATCGTGAGAATGATTTACGTGAAGCTGAAATACGTTCTGCAGGATATACAGGTATGCAAGACATGAATGAGAATAAACAATCTGACTACATTGACACCTTAAAGTATCTTGATGAAAAGAATGCAAAAAGTGAAAACATTGCGTTACAACGTGATAAGGAACTTAATCAACAAGTAAACGAGCAACGTAAAGCTAATTTAACGCAACAAGAACTTCAAGTACGTGAGCGAATTGCTGACAAACAAGTTCAAATTGCTGCAATGAACAAGAATAAATATGACTCAAAATCGACACCAAAGAAGAAGTAAAATGAGTTATAGCGTTATAGTCGAAAAAAGTTAAAATTATATTTGCATAATATTAAATCTTTAAGATTTATTATGTAGATTATATATGAAGAAGAATTGAAAAATAACTAACAATTAAACAAATGAGTACAGACGCGAACAACAACTCGACAGTTGATAATGTAAGTATCGACAACATTGATGATTTTTTACCGATGCCTGGTGCAGAAAGTATTGTAACATCTGATGATGAAGATGATGAAAAACCTAACTTGTTTTCATCTAATAACAAGTCAGTAAATATGGATTTCTTGGATGATACTTCAAAAAAGAAAACTACTGATGAAGATGAAGAAACAAGTGAGGCAATTGCAGAATTAGATACTGCATTAGAAAATGGTGATGACGAAGAAGAACCTAAGTCAAAACCAGGAAGAAAGAAAACTGATAAAAGTGGATTAGTTGATTTCTTGAAAAAAAGAATTGAAGGTAATGAAATGTTTGCCTTTGATGATTTTGATGATTCGAAGCAATCATTAGATGATTATCTTGGAGGTCTTTCTGAGAAAGATGTTGAAGATTTATGGAAAGCAAATGTAGACAACATGAAAAATGAAGTTGCAGCTGCTACACCAAAAGAGTTCTTTGAAAGTTTACCTGAAGAATTACAATATGCTGCAGAGTATGTTGCCAAAGGTGGACAAGATTTAAAAGGTCTATTTAGAGCACTTGCACAAGTTGAAGAAGTTAGAACACTTGACGCACGTCAACCAGAGCACCAGGAAATAATTGTTAGACAATATTTACAAGCATCTGGATTTGGAGGTGGAGATCAAGAACTAATTGAAGATCAAATTCAAGAATGGTTTGATAATGGTAATTTGCAAAAGAAAGCAATTCAGTTTCAACCTAAATTGAATGATATGCAAGAAGAAGTTGTTCAAGCAAAACTTGCACAACAAGAAGCATTCAGACAACAGCAACAACAAAAGAAAGAAGCGTATATGCAAAACATATATGAAACTTTAAAACCTTCTGAGTTGAATGGTGTTAAAATAGATGGTAAAAGACAAAAGATGTTGTGGGATGAACTTACAACAGTTAAATATGAAAGTCTTACTGGTAGACCGACCAACTTGCTTGGTAAACTATTAGAAGATTATCAATTTGGTCAAAAACCAAGATATGATTTAATTGCTGAAACATTATGGTTACTTTCTGATCCAGATGATTATAAAGAAAACATTAGAAAACAAGCAAAGAATGAAGTTGTTCAAGATACAGTTAAAAAGTTAAAAACAGAAGAAGCTCGTAGATTATCTTCTTATGTTAAAGATGAAGACACTGATGAAAGAACACCTTCAAAAAGATTGAGTAAACCTCAAAATATATTTAGTAGACGATAATTAACAATAAACAATATTAACCTTAAATTACTTTAATTACAATGGCAACACCTGTTTTAAACAATGGTCTCTTCTTGCGTGATACAACTTACAAGGTAAGTTCGCATGTAGACTCTTACCATTTGCAAAACATGCTTAAAACTTCAGAACCTATGGATTTAGGTCCTGTAGATCTTTGGGCAATGACGCAAAAGGTAGAAATGCCTCTTTATCAGATGGCATCTTTTGGTGGTAAAAACACCATAATGGTAGACAATGCTCGTGGAGAGTACAAATGGCAAACGCCAATCGTACAAGATCTTCCGTACATTGTTGAAGACGTTGAACCTACTCAGACTGCTTTAGGAGCTGACGGAGTTTTGTTCAAAATCAAAATTAACAGACGTATATTTGGATCTGGTGATATCATCACTTATGACAAATATAAAGGTCTTGAACTTTACATTGTACCTTCAGAAGACATTCTTCCAACAGGAGATGGTTTTATCTACACAGTACAATTAGTAAACAACAACAACACTGCTACTTTAGATAAAAAGTATCTTAAACCAGGAACCAAATTCTTCAGAAAAGGTTCTGCTCGTGGTGAGTATGGTGAAAGATTCTCAGATATCGGAGAATTGCAAAATGGTTTCCGTGAGTATTACAACTTCGTAGGAGGTGCTGAAGCTCACGTACACTATTCTATTTCATCTCGTGCTGACATGATGATGAAAGGTGGATTAAATGCTGACGGTACGGTTCCTGTAACTGAAATCTGGAGATCATTTGATAAAAACCTTGACCCATCTATCACTAAGATTGATGACATGGTAAAAGCAATGGGTAAAGATTGGATCAAAAAATCATATGATAATGGTAATTTGACTCGTTCATTCGTTACTAACTTAGAAGCAGCTCACTTATCAAAAGTTGCAAATGACATCGAGACTTACTTAATGTGGGGACAAGGTGGTAGAATTAAACAAGACGGTCCAGATGACATTCGTTTATCAGTAGGACTTTGGTCTCAATTAGATAACTCATTCAAGAGAATCTATAACAAGAACACTTTCAACTT